CACAGCCTTTAACTAAAGCAGAATTAAAAGATTTAAAAAAGAAAAGAGACTCTAATGTTATATGGATGAATGATAGGTGGATTTATAAAGAAATCCAGCCTTATGTTCATCAAGCAAATCAAAACGCTGGTTGGAACTTTCAATGGGATTATTCAGAATCGTGTCAGTTTACCATATATAAAAAAGGTCAATATTATGATTGGCATTGTGATAGTTGGGATAAACCTTATTCAGAGGAAGGACCAACAAAAGGAAAAGTTAGAAAATTATCGGTTACAGTTTCACTTACAGACCCTCAAAAATATAAAGGTGGAGAATTAGAATTTGATTTTAGACAAAACGATCCCGATAAAAAAAGAAAAATAAGAACTTGTACAGAAATATTACCTAAAGGTAGCCTAGTAGTATTTCCTAGTTTTGTGTGGCACCGCGTTAAACCCATAACCAAAGGAGAAAGGAATAGCTTAGTAATTTGGAGTCTAGGTTATCCATTTAAATAATATGCAAGGAAGTAATAATCACGTTAAATTTGATAGTGCTGCTTATTTTAGCACACCTATTTGGACAGCCCACGCACCAGTGTTTTTAAAAAAGATGTTAAAATTATCAGATGGATATTTAAAAGAAACAAAGAAAACTGTAATGGCTAAAGCTATTAAAGAAAGAGATAAAAAATTTAATGCTAAACTGGCGGATTTTGGTTTATCAAATCATTCTGGATCATTTAATAATGATCCTAAAGCTAAAGAATTTGTAGATTTTTGTGGTCAGCGTTCTTATGAATTTTTAGATTGGTGTGGCTTTGATATAAAGAATCATAGTTTACATTTTACAGAATGTTGGGTTCAAGAATTTTCATCTAAAGGAGGTGGGCACCACGATACCCATACTCATTGGAATCAACACGTTTCAGGATTTTATTTTTTGAAATGTAGTGATAAAACTTCAATGCCAGTTTTACACGATCCAAGACCTGGTGCTCAAATGACTAGACTTCCACAAAAAGATGGAAATAAAATTACATTTGCTAATGAGGCAGTACATTATAATATTAAACCTGGAATGATGGTACTTATTCCTGGATACACCCCACATCAATATCCTGTAGATATGGGACTAGAACCTTTTAGATTTATACATTGGAATATACAAGCTGTTCCATCCGCTATATCAAAAGAAACATCAATGAAGAAAAAGGAGACAAAGAAATGAGTTGGACCCACGAACAAACTAAAATGATTCACGAACTGAATGGTTCAGTATTTTCTAAAGACCCTGTTAATAAAACAATAGATCCAATGGATCCCATTGATGTGACAAACAAGAATTATATAATGGAATTTAAGAAAAGAGAATGTGGGCCAGAAAGATATAATGGCTCCTTAATAGAAAAAATAAAATATGATTATCTGATGAAGAACTGTGGCGATAAGATTCCTGGATATGTTTGTAAGTTTAGTGATGGTTCTTATTATGCGTGGAATTTAAAAAAACTTCCAGAGCCAGAGTGGTATTATAAAATGTTACCTGAGACTAGCCATTTTGAACGAAGTGGTTGGGTTAATAAGAAAGTAGGAAATTTAACACTAAAAGAAGGAGTAAAATTAATATGAATTTTAAAAAGAATAAGTATACGGTATTGAAAAAAGCAATTAGTCCACAACTAGCAAAATTTGTTTTTCAATATTTTATGTTAAAAAGAAAAGTAGCTAGAAAGTTATTTGATGAAAGATATATATCTCAATTTACAGAAGAATGGGGAGTTTGGAATGATAAACAAGTTCCTGAAACTTATTCTCATTATGGGGATGTAGCGATGGAAACGTTATTAACTTGGGTTCAACCTGCTATGGAAAAACACACAGGATTAAAATTAACTCCTACGTATTCTTATGCAAGGATTTATAAAAAAGGAGATGTATTAAAAAGACACAAAGATAGATATAGTTGTGAGATATCTACAACCTTAAATCTAGGTGGAGATAAATGGCCAATTTATTTAAGTCCTACAGAAAATGTGGGTATTCCAGATGGCAAAAAAATAATGGTAGAAAGTCAAGCCAAAGGAATTAAAGTAGATTTAAAACCAGGTGATATGCTAATCTATTCGGGATGTGAATTAGAGCACTGGAGAGAAGCTTTTGAAGGTGAAGATTGTGCTCAAGTCTTTCTACATTATAACCAAATTTCTAAAAAAGCAGATCAAAACCTGTTTGATAAGCGTCCTCATTTAGGTCTTCCATCTTGGTTTAAAGGGTGATATAGTTCTTAAATGGAGGCAGTGGGTACCACCATACCACCACTGTCTCCTTTTAAGGATTATATATGTTATTAGGACTTGCTTCATTTGCAGAATTACCGATTTCTACATCGGGCCCAGACAATAGTGTAACAATTTCAGCTACTAAGAATGCGTTAACTATTAGTATTGGAGACCCTGGTATTACAGCTGATTCTATCGTAGAGATTCCTACACCAAGTCAAGTTGTTTTAGGGCTTGGTACTTTAACTATTTCAGGAGATGCTAATCTTAGCCCTACAGGATCTCAAGTTACTTTAGGTACAGGTACGGTTATTGTAAGTGCCGGAGCGACGATTGCGGCTACTGGAAATCAGGTTGTAATTTCTTCAGGAAGTGTTAGTATATCAGGTAGCGCTGTTGTAGTTCCAACTAAGGCAAGTTTTACCTTGTCTACAGGCACAGTATCTGCGATAACGTGGAGTGAAATAATTCCAGGTGCAACAATGACCTGGACAGCAATTGACGAGTGTTAAAAAATTATGGCATCAACTTATAGTACAAATACAAAATTAGAACTTATAACAACAGGTGAGAAAGCCGGACAATGGGGCGGAATCACTAATACCAATTTACAAATTGTAGAACAAGCTGCGACTGGCTATGCCTCTATTGATATGGCGGCAGCTGATGTAACATTAGCTTTAACAGATGGAGCTACTTCTAATGGTAAAAATGTTTACCTTAGATTATATGGCACTTTAGCAGCTAATAGAACTTTAACAATGCCAAACACAGCTAATAGAGTTTGGTTTATTGATGATCAAACAAATAGAAATGGTACTAATAAATATACTTTAGGAGTATTAACAGCGGGTGGTTCATCCACAACACAAATTGCTAATAAATCTGTTAACCTTTGTAGATCTGATGGAAGTGAAACAAAAGTAATTGTATTAAAAAATGGTGTATATTCTATTGATAATACTTATAGTCCTTATACAGCCGTGGCCGGAGATCAAATTTTTGTAAACACAACTTCAGCTGTGGTAACAGTTAATCTACCTGCTTCTCCAGAAGCCGGGGATACTGTGACAATTATAGATGTAAGAAATTATTTTGGCTCGAATAAATGTACAGTCGGTAGAAATGGAAAAAACATATTAAATCTTGCCTCTGATTTAGATTTAACCACAAATAAAATGTCAGTTACATTGGTGTATACCGATGCAACTTGTGGCTGGAATTATTTAAGTAAAGCAACATAGGAGCTAAACAATGGCTCTAACGTCAATTAAATTTGCCCCCGGAGTAGATAAACAGGATACCGCTGTTGGAGCAATCGGTAGATGGGTAGATTCAGATAATGTGAGATGGAGATATGGACTTCCTGAAAAAGTAGGAGGTTGGTCATCTTTATTGACAGACACCATTCACGGTGTTGCTCGAAAACAACATTCTTTTGTAGACTTAGATGGAAACCGATACGTAGGTATTGGAACAGATAAATTTTTATTAGTTTATTATGAAGGTGCAGTTTATGATATTACCCCTTGGGAAGATGATAATGCTGCCACTCAAACCACTTATTCAGCTACCTTAACAACCAACAGTACAGCACCCGGCACATCGATTACAGTGACGACTTCTACAACTAATAGTATTGAAGTAGGAGATATGATTGTTTTTGATAGTGTGACAATGCCAACCAGTTCTAGTTTATCAGCAACCTTATTTGAAGATAAAATTTGTCAAGTAATCAGTGTTCCAAGCAATACGACTTTTACCATTACATCTCCAACCGCTGAAACCGGTGGTGGAGGTTCTGATTTAACTTCAGGAAGCTCTGTAACACTTAAACCTTATGTAAGAGTAGGTCCTTCGGAACAATCTTATGGCTATGGATTTGGAATTGGAAATTATGGTGGAACTATTTCTGGATCGGTAAGTACAACTACTA